AAACCTTCTTTATTAACTCGTGTCGCTGACGTAGACCTTGTAAACGCAAAGGGCAAAGGCTTGTAATTTCCATTCTCGTCATTATAAGCAAGTGTTGAACCTACTTTTGTAGCCCACGTTTTATTGCCGAATTTTAGTGTTTGTGCCATATTTATTCTATTGTGTATAATTGTCCCTCTGCCATATCTGTAAAAGATTGCCAAGACGTTAATTGTTCTAAGTCTATATCAGTAGTATCAAAGTATTGTATTTGTTTAGTGTTTCCGTAAAATGGATTGCTATTACTCACTTGATGAAAATCTAATTTATTTAAACCGACAGGTGCTGCACCACTTGTATTTAATCCTACTCTAACACCATTAATAAAAAACTTAAACTCATTTGCTTTCCAACTTATAGCAACCTTATTGGACGCCGTAACATCAGAAACTGCAAAAAACATATTGATAACACTTCCAGCACCACTTCTAAAACGAGCAGAAATTCTGTTACTTGCATCGCCATAATATATATCACAAAAATTATCAAACGTTCCATCATAAAGACTTATAAATCTATAAGTTGCAAAATCATCTGCCAATGCTTTTATCTCCGCCATCAACACACCTTCTGAATCGTTAAACGTAGAAGCGTTCCCAGCTCCAGAAGCAGTTTCTGCTGAACGAGTAACTACTGCTGTTGTGGAAGTTGGTATATACGAAGTTTCGTAACTACCCACCTCTAACTGAGCTCCCCAAAAAGATGCTGTCACTAAACTTGAAGAAGATGCTAATAGCCAAACTTGCATTTGCGTACAGCCACTTGGAGTTGTCACTTGTCTTGTTACTCTTGTCCAATCAGTACCAGTAACTTGATTACTGTAATCGTAATACTCAATGTTTGCACTATTACTATTGTCATAGAATCTACCTTGTAATCCAGTTCCACTTTCTAACTTAATATAAAAACTAAATGTATATGTCGTACTGGCTACCACTGTAACTGTCCTTTTTAAATCTAAAGCGGTGTTATTAAAAACTACCTTATCTGCATTTAGAGAGCCATCTGGACTTATAACTGTATTAGAAGATAACGTTCCATTTGTTAATGACCATTGAGTAAGATTATCACTATATCCACAAACATTACTCCTTTGCGGCTCTAAAATGTGATGTGGACACCCTTTCTGAACACCATCTATCATTGGATAGTTTAATCTTGAAACACCACTTGCAACGTTTTCTATTAATCCTTGTGCATTTATTCTTGTTGCTACGCTGCCTCTTGCGAAAGTAAAGTCTCCCACACCATCACTCGGTAATACAGAGTAAAACTTAGTGCCTTGTGCTGCTGGTATTAATGCTAATTTTGGTTTTGCCATTGTTTAATTATTTAAGTCTTGTAATGCTGTTGTGTGTGTCCAATCTGCTAAACATTTTACTGCTTCTACTTCTTGTCTTTCACTCATTTTAAGTTGTCCACTAAAGAACTCTGGCTTAGTGCCTATTGATGATGCTGTCTCTATTGCATTACCCCACCAAGTTGTGTTATATATTTCTCCGTATCCCATCTGTAATATTTTTATTGTTTTCTGTTTTACTTACCTTTTGTAAATACTCCTTCAGTTTAATTATATTAGCCTCCTTGGGCTTGTATATGTTTACATTTTTCTTATTCATTATACGAACCAGCCTCCTGTATAATTTACATCTCTATCAGGGTCCATGTCTTCATTAGCACCACTAGTATATTCAGGATATAAGTTAGAGTAGTTACAAATATAATCTAAGAATCTCTTAGTATAAAACTCAGCAGTATCCCTAGTTCTCTGCACTAAATACTCCATTTCTTCCTTAGAAGCTGTGTCAGAATTCTCACCCCTGTGCTTAAATAAACCACCATTGTTTACTTGAAACATACTGTAAGGTATGTAAGTAGCCTGTGTATACCAAATAAGCATAGGCTTTACATAATCATCTAACAATGTCTTGTAGTCAGAATTAGCAGCATCAGTTATAGTTCCAGCTATAATTAATTCTTGTAACTTCTTGTACAAACTACCTCCTAGATAGTTCTGTATGTGAATGTCCTGTGCAATCTCAATATATTGTACTATCTTGTCGCTATCAACGTTTCCATCGATAATAGATTTCTTCTTTAAGTCTCCTACACTTATAAATAACGCTTTTAAGCTCATATCTCCTCATTTATAGGGTTGTCGTTCATTTCTTCTCCCAAGTCTCTTAGGGACTCGCTATGAGTCTTACAGGGCATATACCAAGTTTTATCACCCTCTGTGTGTTCATGATAACCTTCACAACCTTGCTCTAAAGCCTTAGCTTCTGCTTCTTCTATTGTTTCGTAGACTTCTTTGCCATCTATCTGTTTTAGGTTCTGGCTTAGTTTCTCTCCTGTTTCTTCTTCTCTTTTTACTTTAGTAGATATATTCTCTAATTCAGTAAACTCGATAGGTTGTAAAGTTACAAAGTATAAATCTAGAAATATGTCGTTAAACTCTAGTATCTCAGTTAAACAAGAAATGATTTCTTCTTGGAATGGTCTGATAACTATATTGTCCATTAGTATAGAAGCTGTTCTAAGCTCTTCTGCTTTGTTACCAAATCCTGTATTGTCTTTAATACCTAGTAATATAGGTGATACAATTCCATGACCTAACATTATTTTCTCTCTTGCCTCATCAGACATAAACTGATACTGTGCGTGTGCATCTGGCAAGTGAATAGGCTCTAAGTCAGCTTTAGTCTCTTGTGACTCGTTAAATGCTATGATAAACTTACCAGCATTAGAACTACCACTAAACTTGTCGTATATCTTACGTTCAATCATTGATTGTGTTTCCTCTGGAGGAACACCATTGTTGAAGTTAATCAATAAAGATGGCTGTAAACCATTCTTTATGTTATTGATATGATAGTTAGATACCTCTTGCTCTAAATCACAATATTGTAAACATCCATTGTAGTCTACAGGGGCATAATAATAAAAACCGCTTCTATAAGGCTTTATAACGTATATTTCGTTAGTTTGACTCTTTGTTCCGTGTCCGTATGTAGGGATTCTCTTAGGGTTGTCAGAAGGCTTTATATTAGCCCAGTCAGGGTGATAGTAATAAGCATCTATACCACCTTTTTTGTTTGCTTTCTCAGCTCTCAATGTTTCCATAGGGAAATGAGATACCTTAAGTATTCTTGTCTTTCTTTTATTATATGATACTTGTATAGCAGCTTGACCTAACATTTTATAGTCGTGTACTATTCTTTTTATTTGTCTTTTATTAAAGAGCTTCTTCATTTCTAAATACTCCTGTGGCTTGTCCATTCGGTCAAGAGCCTCTAACCCTCTACCATAAATCATATCAATTATTCCATTGATACACCTAGAATTAGTTGGTGAACCTAGATAGTTATCTATAAGATTCTGAAAGTATTCGTTGTCTTCTCCGTAGCATACCCAATCCCTGTTGTATTCTTCTTTTACAACTGGTGTTTGGTAGGCTGCCAAGTTTACTACTCTAATATGTTTATTATCTTCCATTGTATTAATGTATGTTCATTTTTTAAGCAATATAATCCGATGGATTAATCCATTGTCTATCTGATATAAGTCCAGTAACTTTGTCAAACTCTATTAAAAGCCAAGGTTGTTCTTGAAAAGATTGATTCAGTATCCTTTTATTAGCAAAAGTATAAAACTTATACCTTGCATATTGATTTTCATCTGCCTCATATATACTATCTCCATCAGTAGAAACAATAGTTTTGTGAAAAACCCTCATTGAGTTTAAAGGTGCTTTTGCACGATAAATCTTATCTCCAACAGCACCTATAGTACCATTAACCATATCGAAGGCTCTTCTATAGTCTCCTCTATAATAACTAATTCTACTTATTCCAAATCTAGATGAAGTATACTCACCAAATGAACCACTACCTACTTCATTAAACACCGCATCCTCTAATGCAAGTTGACCTTGTAGCCAAGACCTGTAATCACTTAATCTAGAACCTGCACTAGTAAATGAAACAGTTGAATCTATACGAACTTCGTACATTTCTACCATCCTAACATAGTCTAATGAATCTACTGCTTCAACATGAGTTACAATACCATCGGTACATCTTACTAACACCCATACATTTGATGAGTTTTTAGATATAAAATGATACCTATCTAGGTCGTTTACATCTGCATAAGAATCTACATGGCTATCTGTAATAGAAGTTCCCTCTGCATCTGAGTACACGCTCATTCCAACAGTCCAATCAGATATAGAATCTTCTTTGTAAACTTGAGTTGAAATTGTTAAAGAAGAATTATCTATACCATTTTCTTGTCTTGATTGCAAGTATGATATAGTTTCACTAAATCTTTCGTCTCTACCATTTCTAAAATGGTAATATTTACCATTTCTATTTATTGCAGGAAATGATTTCTCTAAAGTATTTACAAGATTAGGATTTCTTCCATCTAGAGCGTTTGGATGGTATCCGTATGTGTTACCTGTATTTGTATTAAATCCATAATAAAAAACATCAACAGCTTCTAAGCTAGAAGGACTGCTATTGAAAACTCCGTATTGAGCTGAACGAACCTTAAAGTCTCCTTGATTATCTTCTACACCCTGATTGTAGATATAACCACTAGAAATCTCCATTTGACCCCTACCATTATTGTTAGAGTCGTAAGCAACAGAATATTCATTTGTATCTGTAATTAGTGTTGAGTCAAAATCAAAAATAGTTTCACCTTCATAAACAGCAATATAAGTTTGACTTTGTGTAGTTGGTGTCGTAGTTGAAGAACCATTTCCTCCAGAACCACTTCCTCCAGAACCACTTCCTCCAGAACTACCGCCTGTTCCATTGCTTGTGCTTACAGGGGAGCTTTCAATAGAAGGATTATATTCATTTCCATAAATAATATATGTATCTGAAGAATCTGCCTGAACGTAATCTCCAGAACCACCCATTGTTTCATTAAATCTAACTATATCTCTATAAATGGGAATATTTGCTGAATCAAAAAACAATACAGATAAAGTAGTGTATTCATCTATAGACTGTATAAAATCTATAGACTCACTACTAATAGTTATTGTTGCAGTTTCATTTTGATTAAAAGTAAATCCACTAAGCATCTCAAGAAACACTTTTGTCTCTTGGTTGATTATAACGCATTTAGTAGCGATGGATTCTCTTCCAGTCACTTTAAGCGTTATTGTAGGTAGATTGCTTATATCTGCTATTGTCATAGTATTATAACAACAAACAGTGGTTTTCATTTTATTTATAAAAAAAGGGGCTTATGTTTAACATAGCCCCCTTAATATCAAAGTAATTAGTTATTACGGATTGATAACTGTTGTGTTAACATCAATGTCAAGTCCAGCTCCTACTATTGAAGATGATACAAAGTAAGCAGGTTCTTTTTCTTTTCCTTCGAAAGAGATGTTGTATCCGTTAAGGTCTCCCATTGCACCGCCAGTAGCAGTAGAAACAGATACCTCTACTCCATTCTGAAGTCCAGCTAATCTAAATCCTCCATTGTAATCTTCTATTAGAATGTGTGGTCTTCCGTAAGAAAGTAATTTAAGAGCTTTTTGAGTAGCAGCATCTTGTTTCTTTAATACGATAGTTCCAGTTTGTGTCCAAAAAGAAGTTCCGTTATCTCTTGAGTTTTCGTTAGTTTCCTCAAAAGTATTGTTGTCACCTCTAAGTTCAAACTTGTAAACAACTAGGTCAGTTGTTAGTGAGGTTATTTGCTCGTCAGCATCTAAGTTAGATGTTGCATCAGCGTAAAGTCCTTCAACGTAGTTTCCAATGTAGATGTTTCTTAATCCACCAACACTTTCCTTACACGCTTCCGTTCTTCCAGTTGCTATATCACAAGGCATATTTTTATATTTTTATAGTTAAACAAAAAAAGGGATGGGATAGAAACCCATCCCCTTTATATTAAATTAAACAGTTATTAAGCTGTATAGTATACAATCTCAGCTCCAAATCCGTACTGAATTCCTCCAGTGAAACGAGCAATTACACGAACATTTTGAGAACCATCAAGGTCAGCCATGTCTAGTACTTTAACTTGGTTTAAGTCAGATAATACACCTGTACCGAAGTATAAGTTAGAAGACTGAGCAGCTACCATTTTGTTATCAGCAAGACCATTAGCCATAAAGATAGATACACCATCGAAAGATAAAGCTCCGTTGTCATACCATTGTGTTCCTTTGTTGTCAGAACCAGCAGCTCCTAATCCAGCAGCTCCAAATCCTCCTAATGCACGAACATAAGCCTTCATGACATTTTTAGAAACATATAATTTAAGGTCTTCTTTTCCATAGATTGCAGAAGGTACAGCATCAACTACTTTTCCCATTTCAGCAATTACGTTACTAGCATCAATTGCTGTTCCAGCTACATCGATAACATCGCCATCAGCAGCAAATAAAGTAGTGAATCCATCAAACTGTCCAGCAGTTGCGTTAGTTCCACTCCAGATAGTAGTTTCCATTTCTTCAGCTACTTTAGAAGCAACGTGTGCTACTAAGAAATCAGCGAAAGATGGAGGTAAGCTGTCAAAAGCTGAATACCCCATAGAGATTGCATCCCAGTCAGAACGGAAATCGTCTTTACATAGTTGTAGGTTTACCTGAAAAGTCTCAGGTGTTAAAATTCTTTCAGCAAGAGTTACTGAAGAACTGTCTGTGAAATCACAAGTGTCATCAGCAATTAATGTTCCTGTAGCCAATGATTTGATTACAGCTTTGAATTTTACATTTGGTTTAACGCTTACACCACCATTTTCGATAGTGTTAGCAGATAGTAATGCAGCAGAGATAAAACCTTGTAATTTCTCACCAGCATAAGTTGTAGTAATAGATGTTGTTGTTGCCATTTTTATTAAATAATTATTTATTAAACATTTTTGCGAATACTCTGTCTTTAGTTGTCATAGCTCTGTTACCACCGATAACAAACTTAGACTTACTTTCAATACCAGCTTCAGGTGAATGAGAGATTTCCTCTACAACCTCATCTGAACTTAGTTCAGCAGGCACTTCTTTATTGTACTCTTCTTCTTTTTTCATAAGACCTTCGATGACACCCATAAATTCTTTCTTGAGGTCTTCTAAGTCTTGTTTAGATGCGTATTCCGCAACAGGGGCTTCATCCTCTATTACTTCTTCCACAACTTCGTCTTCTTCAGCTAATTCAGTAGTGTCTTCTACTACTTCTTCAACCACTTCTTCTTGAGACTCTAATTCAACGTTCTCTACTACTTCTTCAGCAGATAACTCTTCTTTTACCTCCTCTATAGGAGTTTCAGTTACCACTTCTTCAGTAGAAAGTAAAACATCTTTTAGCTTCCCTAAAATTTCTGTTGCTTTCATAAATTAAACATTTTTATATTAGTATAACAATTAAATTAAAGTTTATTTCATTTTTATCTAGTAATCATCCTCAGACTCTGGTGTTCCAGTAATGTTTCCTATTCCTTGCTTCCAGTATTCTGGAGCCTTACAGTCTTTACAGCAGTCTATACAATATGTATTCTTGCACTTACAATATACAGCCTTACTCATTATCTATCTTTTTTAGTTTACCAATAGCCCAGTTAACACCAGCAGACCCACCCCAAGCATCCCACATAAGACCACCACACCCTTCAGAGTAAGGTACATCTTTATGTTGTTGATGTCTTTTGAATGATGCCATTCTTGCAATAGTAGAACGAGATAAAGCCTCTCCAGAAGCTAGTTGATTAGCTCTAGTCCAACCAACAGCAGTTCCACAAGAACTACCATTCTCTTTCTTCCATTTTAAAGCTCTCTTAGCGTTGTTTCTAGCTCCCTGTGGATAGTCACTATAAGTTTTAAGTTCAACCTCGTTAGAAGCACTTAAAATCTCTTGTATCTCGTATATTTTAGCTAGGTCCTCTGCTGATAATTCTTCTTCTACACTTTCATTAGGTGCATCTTGTTTCTTATCGCTAAAGAAGCCTTCTATACTAAATCCTTTTACTTTCTCTGTCTTAACAAACTCTTGCCATATCTCGTCATTGTTTACTTTTACAGATACCATCCAAGTTCCTACAGGCATATTAAGATTGTACTTTCTTGACTTGTCGTGTACTGCATCTTCTATTATCCAAGACTCTACAACAGATAAGCCACCTAATTCTACTTCGTGCTCTAAAGTTGAGTTGTTTTGTTTACCCCTTGATAGGAAAAGCTGTGAGGCTTTTCTTACAGTATCTTCTGAGAAGTGTATGTAATACTCTTGCTCACCATTTCTTCTGTAAATCTTTTTGTTAGGTATCAAAGCAGCACCCATAAGGATACGCTTTTCGTTATCTACCTCAGCAAGTTTAACTTCTTGTGATTTAAGAGCAATAAAATCTTCTTCTATAGCTGGGTTCTCAACGATTGAGATAGCCTCTATGCCACCCCACTCGTTTTCTTCATCTATAAATAATTCAAATATATCTAAGTCTTCCATAATGTTATAACAATTTAATTTTTTTTTGTTTCTAATCTCCTATAGTTGCACTTGACTGTATCACGTTGTCTAGTTGTTGCTGAGATGTCATTTGTGAACTTACAACGTATGCTTGTATTGGCTGTTCAAATTGACCTCCTATACCTTCAGCTAATTGGTTAATACCTGTAGAGCCTACCAAGTTAAAGTCAAAACTTCTACCTCCACCTCCTTGTTCTCCTCCACCACCAGAAGGACCTCCAACACTACCTTGAGAACCTAGACTTGTTGACAATATAGATGCTATTGATATTCCAGCAGCAATCTTGTTTTTACTTATCCTAGCTGCTCCTCCTGCTTTTATTCCAGCAGCAGAACTAATACCAGAAGTACCAGCAGCTATAAGAGCAGCACCAGCAGGATTACCTCCAGCTAACATTATACCCCCTTTGACTTTTGCAGCAGTACCAGAAGCTATAACTTTACCAGCCTCTGCACTTGTATTAGCTATAATACTTTGGTTAGCAGCCTGAGTTTCTACTACTATGTTTGCTATTGCAGCTCCCTTTTCCAGAACTAATGCAGCAGTTGCCAGAGCTTCGTTTTCACCAGCTATGTTTTTTAGTATACCACCTAATCCACCAAGCCAAGAAATGTATTCTTGATTAATATTCTTTTTAGCTTCAATCTTGTTTCTCTCTAACTCTATCTCCTGTTGAACCTGATTCATTTGGAATGCGTGTCTTTCTCCTTGAATCATTTGTTCTACTTGTAGTAGCTCAAAGCCTTCATCTAATAAGTTCTTCTTTTTTCTCTCTAGGTCATTTTCAAAATTAGCTTGTTCTGCATCCATTCTTTGTCTAGCCATTTCATTTTGTCGGTCTATACTTTCAGCACCCACAGCACTCATTGGTCTATTTAAAGAACCAGCTTCTGTTCCAGCAGTAAGTGATTGTAACATTGACTCACTAGCATTTATTTGAGTTAACCTTTGGTTTACTAACTCCTCAGAAAATTTACGTTCTAGTTCTAACATTTGAACGTGCTTCTCTGCTGTGTGCTTTATACCAAGTGCAGAAAGTGCTTCAAAGTACTCTCCATCTGCTTGTATTTGAGATAGTCTAAATTTTTCTTTAGCCTCTGCATTTCTCTTTCTGCTTTTTGAAGAAGCTAGAAAATCATCAAGTCTTTTTTGTTGTTTATCTCTAAACTCAGTTCTTCTTCTTACTAAATCCTGTCTTTCGTATTTTTGTTTTATCTTTAACTTCTCAACCTCATTTTCTTCGAGCATCATAGCCTCTCTTCTTAGGTTGTTTAGTATAAATTTTTGCAAGTCCAGAATTTGAGCTTTAAATCTTTTACTAGCTCTTCGTGACCTACGCTTGTTTTTGTCATCGTTAGAGTTTATAATATCTTTGATAGCTTGGTCTCCTTTCGCAGCATTTTTAATTAACACCTGAATTGCCTTGTCTGACTCGGCAGTCACTTTGTCTAATTCACGCTGAGATTTTATTATTTCCCCTATTTGCCTACCTCTAAAATTTGAGTATTCCCCAAACTGTTCTATTTGCATCTGCATTTCTTGCCTGCGTTGTTCACTACCACTACCTGAGAGAGTTCTTGATTTTTCTAAATACTCTTCAAACGCTTCGATATTATCAAAATTAGAATCTGCTAGTAATTGATTTAGTTCGTATTCAGCTTCTAGAGATTCAGCGTGTACCTCTTCCACCTTCGATTGTATAAAATTAGCTCTAGCAAGTCTTGTGAGAGCAGCAATCTTCCTATCAATAGCCTCTACAGACTCATCTGTTAATCTTCCATTTTCATCTAAAGATACGTTTAAGTCTTCATACTTTTCATTAGCATCATTAACGAGTTCTATTCTTTGTGATTGAGTCACATTTTCATTATCCATACTCCTTTTTAGAATTTCTAATTCTGATGTATAAGAAGTTATTTGCATCCCAAGTCCTTTTACAGCTTTTTCAGCTTCATTGGAACTCATTGAAAATCTTTCTAAAAGAGCAATACCTGTTTGTATTGCTAGTAAAATACCAAGAGGACCTAACATGGCTTTTCCTATCTGACCTAAAGCAGCTCCAAATCCTCCAGCAGCTTTTGCAGAAAACAATACGTTAGAAGCTAATTGAGAAAGGTTATTTGCCATACCTCTTATTCCGTAGTTAGAATCAGATATAACTCTACCAAGTTCTAGTACAGAAGAAGTAGCTGAACCTGAAGCTGCTGCTGCACCACCCATTTGCTGACCTAGCTTTTGATAACTATCACCAACAACTTTAACCTGACCTCCTGATGATATTTTAGACACCTCAAGATTCAAAGCTCTAGCAGCCTGTTCAGCCTGTCCAGCTTTTATTTTTATGTTATCAAAATTCTTGTCTAGTGACTTTAAAGATATTTCTCCTGTTTTAGAATTTACCTTAATGTCTATGTCTATTCTTTGATTTGCCATTATCTTCGTTTTATTGTTTCTCTAAGTTGCTTCCAGTTTGTAGGTGACTGGTATTTACCTTTTGCTATTTTTATATCTTCATCATCAACATACCAGTCATTCGATGCTAGTAATTCTATTATTTGTTTAAGTGGTATCATATTAAAAGGTCGTTAATGTTAATGTGTTACTGAAATCAGATTCCGTTCCATTTGGGTATACTGATTTTACTTTAACAGAGTAGGTGTTACCAGATATCAACCCAGATACCACAGGTGCATTATTATTTACTGTTGAATAAAGTGAATTGTCAAGGTATATTTGATAAGAAATAGATTGATTCCCTGCGTTTTCATCAGATATTAGTATCCAAAACCCAGTACTTGTAACTAAAAGTGATTGTATAACTGGAGCTTCTGGTGAAGCAGCAGAATATACAGTGTCGTTTATTAATTCTAAATCAGCCGAACCAGTATTTACATTTAACTTTATTTTGTTTATCTTAAACTTTCTATTATTAATAACTAAAGTGTCATTAGGTTCTATTTTTAATACAACACTTACAGGCAAATTAGCCTTCATCTTTAGTGTGCGACCTTGAACATCGTATATCGAACTTATGTATTTACTATAAAAAGTAGAATATAAACTTTTATTGTTCATTCCATCTCCTTCAAAAACATACCATTCATCATTTTCACTACCAAAATTTATAGATTGACCTTTATTGATTAGTGAATTAGAAGGTCTTATGTAGTTGTTAATAGCACTGTAGTTGCCAGATTGTTCTATATCTCCATTCTCGTCATATGTACTTGAATCAAAAAGGAATGAAGTTGTAGAGTTTCCAGAGCCATCTGTAAACGATATGTTTTCTCTTATAGGGTAAAATAAAAGTGGCTTAGTTAAAACTGGATTCTGACTTTCATTTACTAGCCAACCCCATTGTGCATCAGTTGCAAATAATTCATCTGCTTGGTCTGACATTCTTTCGTACATAACCTTTTCAAACTTAGGTTTGATATCGTACTTACCTCCATCAAAAGCTAAAAGAGAATCACCTGTACTATTAAACACTTCATTTCCAAACTCATCGTTACTTAATTGATTTGCATTAATTATAGAGAATGTAGATGCCTTCTCGAATTCAAAGTTTATCTCAGAAAACAAGTTATTCCTATCTACTTGAAGTTTTTCTGTGTCAACATAAGGTGTTATATCTATTTCATTTCCATTCTGGAAGAAGCTATCAACAGTCCTAACTCTTATTTGACCTGAAAACTCATCTTGAGCATTATCAGGAACAAAATAAGCTGTTAAGTTAAATGTCTTAAATAATGAACTCAAGAAGTCCATAGTTTTAATCTTAGGCATTTGACTTTTTAATACAACACCACCCCCTAAAGTAACTGGACTTCCACTTTCATAAGTATAATTTGAACTACTAATTAAGTTGTCACCTCCATCAATTACTCTATATTCAAAAACAATATTAGTTACTGTAAAACTTGCAATACCAGCAAGTGTACTTATTGTTATTTCTGGCTCAATAATCTTTACTATATTGTAAGTGAAAGTGTCTGGGTCAGATTTTACTTCAAACTCAAAATTTGTTGCCTGACTTCCATCTATGTTTTGCTCTTCAAATAGTGTTTCTAGTTCAAAGTTTTGATAAATCCAACCATTAGTATTTTCTTGTGGATTAAAAACATCTTTTACAGATAAGTTATAATTACCTGTAGCTCCAGCACTAGGTGTCACTGTGAATGATATTTTGAAAAAACTATTAGTTATATTATAAGCCTGTCGATATACTGAAAGCTGATTATTCGTCATGTTAAAGTAATCACTAGTATAATGAGGTTGACCAACACTAGCAAACAAACCCCTTAAATCTTCTCCAGTTGTGTAATCAAAATCACCTAATTTTATTTTTTTTTCAGTAATATCAAGTTGATTTCCTATGCTACCACTTTCTCTATGCAAAAGCATAAATAAATCATAAAAAGTAGCGTTTGTACTTGTAAAGAAATCATTACTAAACTGTATGCTATACTTTTGTTCTATAGCTTTTATAATCCAGTATAGCCTTATAGCTGGTTTTAAGTCTTTGTAGTAAATCCCTTTTTTTGGGTGGGTACTTGAATGATTCCATATGTTTCTGCTATCAACTCTGTCCTTTGGGCTAGTTCCGTTTCCGCTATCATAAAAGTAAAAAGACTCAGAGCTTATAAAAGGAAAGCATAAGTCAAAATTACCAGTTGTAGTAGGGGTTATTAAAGAAGAATTGCTCTGGTCATATTCCTTACCATCTACCAGTGATTCTTTTACAAATGTATCTGAGTAAGTAAAGCTAAAATCGTCTAGTAAAGTTCCAGATAAGTCACTTAACTCATCGTCTCCTATTAAGTCCTTTAAACTAACAGTTTTCCCATAGAAAACAACTTTGTAGCTATAAGGCATACCTTTCTTTAAAGTAGACCCCATAAGTGTTAATTTACCTTCCCTGTAGTCAGAGCCACTTATCTTTATAATAGCATCTACTTTTATCCTAGCATCAAAAGAGTCTAGTAAGTCAAAGTTATAATAATGTCTTAGTATTCTGTTATTAGCCTTTGAAGCTGGTATAGTAAAATCTTGAGAGTAATCAGTAAAAACCTTCCCTATGTCTTTAATGTCCTTTATAGAGTTTGTTATATTTATGTCCTCAAAGTCAAATAAATCAGCTTTTTGATTCTGTATGTATAGTTCTACGTTTCTACGCATTAGTTTATAGTGTTAATTTTATCGTAAGCAAAGTCTAATTCTAATTGGTAGCTTATTAACTTGTCCATCAAGTTAGTTTTAAACTTCTTGCCACTATCACTTATGTTTACAGGCAGTGTTTGGTTTTTATAATTAATCCAACAATCCTCACTTAATAGAAGCTGTCTAAACACATCATTGTAAGATTCTGGGTAAAAACCACTATTAACAGTTAGTTTTTCTCTACCGCCTTTAAATAGGTTCTTATATTGGTGGTCACTTACACTATAGCTAAGACCAGACATAGTATTTCTTCTAAAGTCCTCTTTGGTTGTCTCTATAGACAGTGAACTAGCTTTAAAGAACCACACATCCTGTAAAGCACCAAACTTATTTATAAAAGTAAGTTTATAAGGCTCATGCTTACATTCATCAATATTCTCTATAGTTACTATAGAAAGACCATCTGTTCCACCTATGTGAATAGTATCCACTGGGAAAAACTCAAAGTCACCTTCAAATTCAGACAAGCAAGTGTTTCCCTCAAATGAACCACCAGCCAGTATAACTCTACTCTCAAAGCCATCTGCTCCATTTGAACCATTAGTTACATATTCTATCTGTAGTCCGCTATTTGCAATCGGAAATAGTAATTTAGTGTAAACCTGTTCTCCTTCGCTAAGGTATGTTACACTCTGTGTAATAGACCTGTCCACAGGTATTATAACTGGAGAGTCAGCCGACTTTATTATCTTATTATTTGATTGTAAATAAGAGTTGTTTAGCTCTGGATTAATTCCTTCTTCGAAGTACCCATAACCATAGAAAGCTCTAGTAAAATGATATTCCGTTGAAACTGGTATGCCATCGTAATAACTAACAACTTGAATATCTACAAATGGGTTTTTACTGTAATAATAACCATCAAATTGTGTAGGAATATAATCTTTTATTAACTCAGCAATATTAAACAATACTTCAGAATTAGAAGCAACACTAGATAGCTGATAAGTCCAGTTCTCAGCAGAACCCCAATTTGATTGATTTCCTTCATATATCTTTAGTTTGATTAACGCAGAAGTAAGATTTCCCAAAGAAGAGTTTTCTTGAACTCTATACCAATGAGGGCTTCTTGCATTTATCTTAGGGTATGTTATAATAGCACCATTAGTATCAGTAGTTGATGTAGATGTTACTGTTCCTGTTGTTGAAAAGGTTGCAGATGTTACTGATGAGTTGTAAAATGTAAGTGTAACAACATTAGATGACTGAGAAATATCTAGTTGACCACCTAACTGCTGACCAAAAGATATGTTGTCAGCTATTAAAGCACTGTTGTAAGCTATAGCTGTTCCTTCTCCAGTAGTTCCTGTAGGTACAGGTTCTGGTATCTGATTAGCAAAACCTCTCACTTTTTGCACAGTGGATATGTATGACTTACCTGTATTGGTAGTTATTGTCATCGTATCGTTAACTGCTGCTTGTCCTGTAAATGTTATTATAAGCCTTGTAAATGCCATTGTTTTTTATTTATTTTTTATTCTATCTATAATCTCTTTTATCTCAGATTTGTATGCTTTTACTAACTCAGAGTCTATGTTTCCTTCTATAGCCTTAAAAGAATTCCTAATTACGCTACTTCCCTCCCAAGAACTTCTATTGATACTCCTAGCGACAGCGAAAGCAGCTCTTTTATAGTTAGAAGGTGTTTGTCGTTGAAACCTTCCTCTATACCCCCTTAGAGGTAGTTTCTTATATTGCATCCACTTAGAAACCTTAGACACCATCTCAGTAGAAGGAGCTTTACTTGTAGCTTTTTTGCCATCACTTATAGCTCCTAAGTACTTGTTAGCTGTTATTTTTAAAACATTTCCCTTTGCATCTGAAGTTATGCTATTTAACAAATCACCAGAAGCCACTTTTTTATCCTGACTTAACTGATTTTTTAGTTCTTGAACATAGTATTCACCTATCTTTCCTAATGCTGTCTCTATTTTAGACTCTAAACTCATTAACAGTCTGAGTTGATGTTTGTAAATCCATTACTTGATGTTATTCCATCGTTTTTCTTTCTAATAACAATAGTCACTTCCCAACCAGCTAACTCATTCTCAAACCTATCTAGGAAAGGAACAGCAATCACACCCTCATCTAGTCGTGTGTAATTAGTGTCTAATATATCCATACGCATTAAAGCATTCGCCATCTCTGTGACAACTGTCAACTGTGTGTTAAGCACATCTTGAATATTGTTGTTTCCGTAATATTCATCGTCACTTACTAAATTAGGTTTAATTACATCAACTATATCACAACAAACAATCCTAAGCTCAAACTCAAATGTGTTTTCCATGACTCTAACTTGGTCAACAGTTATGTGTGATAAAGGAAAGTTAGTTAACTTACCTAAGTCAACCTCTGTTATGTCTCCAAAAGTAACCTTATTGACATAACTAGAGTCGTTAAGGATGTTTTTTATTAAATCAATTAACTCATAAAAGCTCTGCATATTATTTTTTATTATAAGCCTTCTTTATTAAGGCTGATTCTACTGTATTTTTATCTTTCTCGTACTCTAGCATCATAAAGCATTTATGAATACTGGTTTCTGTAATTTCGTCAATTCTTCTAACATCTCCTTTAGCGAGTGTATGTATTGATTGATACCAACTCCACTTTCTCCCAAAATTAGCTTGGACACTTGTGGATTGTCCTTCCCCTTCACTATCTCCTCCTTCAAATAATCCAGAGTATAACTCTGTAATTTTGTCCCTAAACGATAAAAAAAAACAGTTGCACCTAAAGCAACACTAAGTGGCATATCTTTCATTACTCCAGAATACTTAGAAGAACCTTCATACTTGTCTATTAAGTAAAACTCTTTCTTCTTATGAGACACTGGTCTAAATAATACAGCCATTGCCTTGTGCATACTATCCCAATCCTGAAGATATTTATCTAAATCAATAAACTCTCCAAAGCTAAGTTCATCCAGCTTAGGTACAAACCCAAATTCCACACTAGTATCATCACCAACACTATTCTTTCCTGTCATAGTAAACTTACTAATAAAAGGAGTTTCAGAGGTAAACAACACAGTTATATGGCTTATAGTACTCTCAAAAGAGTAGATAGGCAAGTCATTAATAAAATCTGGACTAAGACCACAAAATATCTGTAGTATCTTAATCTGTAAATACACATCATCCTCACCATCCCACTTACCCAATATCTTTAAATAATCCTGATACTGACCAAGAGTAATAGAATCTAAATCCAAAGGAACACTCAACTTGTAATCTTTCATAGTATTATAACAATATTTGATGAATATCATTTTATCATAGACAATACCTATAGTGTTATAAGTTTCTATACTTTTTATCTATACACCCAAAATGAAAATAGAGCTTTGTTGTTATAAGTGTATAACAGTCGCAAATCTGCCCAAGTTGCTAAACTTCTATAGTCATATAGTTGGTTCAGCTAAATCAAATCTCCTTAGAAATTGCACCACTTAATCCTTTGTTATTTTCGTCGCACCCAAGTAGTATTCAAACTAACGAGTATCAAACACTAGTCTAAATTTAAATTAACATTCTACATAGGGGGGTGCATACATTGACTTGTTTCCAGATATATTTCTGGAATGCATAAATCAATTCCAATCAAAAAGAGTTTGAAATCATTAGAATGGGCTACTACACAACCCACTTGCTTGTTTTACGTCAAAATGACAAAAACAAATAAAATCAATGTAAATATGGCATGCTCTTATAAGCTCATATAGAGACGTTTAAGCGTGTTTATACTAAATCTGATAGTTGAGGTCATAATATATTAGAAAATGCTTGTTTTATAGCTTAAAATTTCGCTACAATTATCAATACCCCTACAATTGATTATCAATACTAATATAAAATAATGGCACAAAAAAAGAGCCTAAAAAATAGGCTCATTAATTACTTAAATAGTGTTATAAGTGTTAAAAATAGTTTGAAGGATTAATATTGTTGTAAGCATCTAAACCAATAATAGCAATTAAATCTTTTTTGCTTAGTCCGTTGTTTAAATAATCCTCATAAAGTTCTGTTATAAATGCTTCCATAGTTATTTAATGTTTAATGTTTTTAATATTTGTTTAAGTGTATAATTTTCTTTAGGTTCTAATATGTAGTGACTTTTAAACAGGTCCAATAACATAAAGTTACTATATTTATTTGAATATCTTCTAAAGTTATTATTTAATACAAAACTCTGGAGCTTATTGTCAGCTCCTATATTGTAGGAAATAAAGTCTTTATTTTTACTTCTTATTATATTTAATTTTTGTGAGAGTGTTAATATCATGATGTTTATTTATTAGTTATTATTAATTACAAAACCGCTCGTATCTTTTTTAGCGTCACCTTTTGCCTTGAGTCCTAGAATATAACCTTTATATTTTAGCATCTCGTTATCGGTTTTATCGCCGTCAATAACAGGGATGTTTTTATATTGCTTAGGTAGGTCACCGCTAAAAACGGCGGACACGTTCGAACCGTATTCTATAGCCTTAAATATATCTTTTTCGTTATCCTCCGCCCTGGAAAATGTAAGAGTATAATTTTTATTATTAGAGTACTTTTTTACTTTGCCTAAAATCTTTGTATAATCATAAAAATGTAAATTAGTATAGTTATCAATATCAAAGTTAGCGTATTTTTTAAGCAAGTAAACAAAATCTAAATCGCTCGTTCCGTTTAAACGTATTAATGTTTGATTGATGTTATTGGATGCTTTATAATTTATCTTAATTAACTCGTTTGCTAATTGATTAATAAAGCCTTTTTTATCCTGCAGGAAATACTCTGTTTTGTTTATCCTAGACTTAACAACGTTTGAAAATTTACCACGTCCAGCCGTAAAAAGACAAGCGGATGCGCAACCTTTAGAGGCTTTAGGACAGATATTAATTTTTAAACTATTTTGTTTATGAGGTGCTAAATACAAAATATAGGTATCAAAGTTATTTTTAGCCGTTTTTGCGTTGGTCGTTCCTTTACTTAAAAGGTTCTTAGGCGCTTTATAATTTATCATTTTGTTTTTGTTTTAAAGTGTTTAGAGGGCGTTTAAGCCTTGAGTTAATATCATGACAGTTATAATTGTCGAAAGTGTTAACGTTGCAATTATAAACGCTTTTATTTGTAGGTCTAATTTTTTTAATGTTCTCATTTTGTTTTGTGTTTTGTTTATTAAAATGCATGGGAAAATGCACCAGATAAAATATTCGATATAACTAATATTAAGCAAGGTACAAAAATAATACACACAAATGTTAAACCGATTAATGTTGTAGAGTCTGTTTTTTTGATAGTGTTAATTGCGTTTTTCATGATGTTTTGTTTTTTGTTTTTGTTTTGTTGCATTATTGCGACACTCCAAAGATATGTATTTTTATTAACATACAAGCAAAAATGTAAATTATTTTGCAAAATATGTTTATTTACATTCATTCTAAATAAGATACTTATATTAATAAAGGAACGTACGCACGTGTATACAACATTTTTTTTAATAAACCTAACAAAACTTTTTTTTTCCTTGCAATTTCTTTGTTGTATAATTGCCTTATGAAAGTCAAAAAGAATATACAAATAAAAAGTGTTAAAGTTTCTTATTTATGTTCATTCTAGATAACACACCACCCCCACCCCCATTATATTAAACGACCCCCATCATATTAAACATATATAAAAAATATGTTATATTAAGCAAAAAAAAGAGGGGGTTATATTAAACGACCCCCCCCTTATATTAAACCAATTGCAATATCTCCAACTTCTCTATCACCACCATCAACATACTTCTTGTTTAGTATTGCGAATTTAAAACCGTCTGCTTTTATCATATACATTGGCATCATACCAGTACTAAAG